GGTATGCGTGTGATGAACGCTACACTTAAAAAAGAATATCGTTGCACCTCTTGTGGTACTGTGCATAAATAGATATAATAGATTTAACACGGCTCTGAGTCACGAGGGTTCTTTAAGTTTTCGTACTGACTGATGGAAAGACATCGCTATGAAGCATAGTAACTGAGGGAGGTCGCCCGTTGAGTTAATTCTTGAGTGTGGGTTCAAATCCCACCAGTTATTATGACTTGATAGTACGCGCATAGCGCACCGGTAATGGCACGACGCTCGGAAATAGGAGACTTGGGATTGTCTGAAAGTACGACAACGAATACCGAGATTACTATCAATCTGCCTAGCCTACCAGCAGACTAATATCGGGAAGGAGCGCATCAAACCAGCTTGTGCGCAGAGAGTGGACTGGTGACGACTCGGAAAGACGAGTGCTATCAATAAAGCATCGCTCGTAGTGTAACGCAATGCACAACCTTGCAACCTTTGATGTTGATAAAGCGCAATAGCTACGCGCTCAACAGAGGTTAATATCATTTGTGAAGATGATATACTACTATGATAGGGAAGGCGAAAACTGAATCGTAGGGGGCAGTAAACGGTGTTTTATTGATAGTTAATGCGTAGGCTGATACGCTGAATAGCACACTCGCAGGGTTAGCTAAGAGTCCCAAGTCGGAAATCAGTACCGACAACTATCATCATCTTCCCATCCCAACAAATCCTTGACAAAACCCTTCAAACTGTGGTAATGTAGTATTTTTCTAACCACCTTATACTAACCTAAAGGTAAAATAACCATGGCTTTAAAAGAATTTTTGCAAGAAGTTAAATCAATTAATGCGGAATCAGGTATTTCGTTAACCAATAATGAAACCCGTACTATTGTGGATAATGTATTCTCTGCACTTGCTAACCAAAGAGCGGTTCGTATCCCTGAGTTTGGCTCATTTAAATGGAAAACTCGCTCTGCACGTCCTGCGAGAGTAGGTCGTAATCCGTCTACAGGTGAAGCGTTGAATATTGCAGCTAAACCAGAAACGGAATTTCTTGCATTCAAACAAGCTAAGTAATAAAACTATAGTGAGGGTGAAATGGCAGAAGATTTAGAAAATAGAATTGCGGAGTTAGAGGGGATAATCACTCGTCTTACTTCAACACAGGTCAAGAAACCCTCATTGTGGGATAAAGTAGTCTTTAAATTATCAGAGCAAGGCACACAACGTGGTTTGATGCTTTTAGTTCCGATGATTCTTATTTCTTTATTTGGCATTGATAAAGACACAGCCGTTGATGTCGTAACTGGTGTGATTGCTTTAGCTTCTGCTCATGACATAATTACTGAAGGATAAAACTTATGAGTATCAGCTCAACTCATCCACTATACGATATCGCAATTCACGATTATACATTAATGCGTGATTGTTATATGGGTGAAAAACAGGTAAAAAGTAAAAGCGAAACCTATCTTCCTCCTACAGGTGGTCAAACTCTCGATGGTATGGGAATTGGTCAAGATGGTAGAGCGGCTTACAATGCTTATAAACAACGTGCTGTGTATCACAATTTTGTGCATGATGCAGTTGAATCCTATTTAGGATTACTTCACTATAAACCAACACAAGTATTACTACCACCAGAAATGGAATTCTTGCGTGATAAAGCAAGTATTAACGGTGATAATCTTGACCATTTATTGCGGAGGATTCATGCGCAACAATTCATTACTGGTCGCGTTGGGTTACTTGTTGATATTGATACTACTGGCTCTGGTAACCCATATATTGCTATATACGATGCAGAGCATATTACAAATTGGGATGAAGGTTCTGATAATGTCGGGTTCAATGCTTTAAACCTTGTGGTACTCGATGAGTCCACATGGGTTAGACGTGACTTTTCATGGTTTGAAGAATTCAGATACCGTATTCTTTCATTGGGTGATTTAGTTATCAATGAAGAAGACCTATCAACGAGCAGTTATTCCCAAGCAGTTGTGATTATGGGTGAGAATGGAGTCATGATTGACCGTTCACTCTACACACCTAAGTATCGCGGTCAAACATTAAATGAAATCCCATTTGTGTTTATCAATACAAAAGATATTTCTGCTTCACCTGATATCCCACCATTACTTGGACTAGCCAATCTGACGCTTGCAATCTACCGTGCTGAGGCAGATTATCGTCATACGCTGTATATGCAAGGTCAAGACACACTCGTGGTTGTAGGTGGCTCACAAGACCAAGACCAAGCCACTCGTGTGGGTGCTGGAGCTAAGATTGATGTAGATATGGGTGGTGATGCTAAGTTTATTGGTGTGTCATCTTCAGGTCTTGCTGAGATGCGTCAAGCACTTCAGAATGATAAAGAAGCCGCTGTGACTAAAGCTGGTCAGTTAATGAATAGCAATAGTAAGCAGGAATCGGGTGACGCACTAAAGATTCGTATGGCGGCTCAAACAGCGAGTTTGAATCAAGTTGCTGTGACCGCTGCGTATGGTTTAGAACAATTGCTTAAAAAGTTAGCACGTTGGATGAATGTGGATGAAACCCAAGTTAAGGTTATTCCGAACTTACAGTTTGCTGATAAAAATATGACAGGTCAAGATTTTGCTCAACTTGTGGCGGCTAAACAAACTGGATTACTTCCTATTTCTGACGCTGCGTTACATGAGATTCTGAAATCACAAAATCTAACCAAGATGGATTATCAAGAAGAACGCGCTCAGATGGATAGTGAAGACTTAGCTCCACCCATCCAAGTACAACCAGTTAAACAACCGACCACTACTGTGACAGTAAACGGTCAACAGAATGCGACTAGCAATGGTGCGAGTCCAACATAAGGCTAATGTTAGCCGAACCTTAGAGGATTTTTAAAGATGGCTTTAAAATACGAATTAACGAGTTTAGATGAATTAGATGCATCCCTTCATGATTTATATACATCAGTTGATGATGGGGCGAGATATGTATTAGATGTTGAAGGTGTGAAACCTTTAAATGAATTTAATACGGTTTACTCCGCACTTCAAAAAGAACGCAATGATGCAAAGACAATTAAACAGAAACTGTCTCTTTTTGGTGAATTAGAGCCAGAAACTGTGCAACAACAATTAGCACGAATCAAAGAACTTGAAGCCGCTGCTGATGGTAAGATTGATGATTCCAAGTTAGAATCAATGGTTGCAGCGAGACTTAACGCTAAATTACAACCTGTGCTAAGTGAGAAAGAATTATTACTCACAAAGACAAAAGAATATGAAGAACAATTAAATCGTTATCAAACGATTGAGCGTCAACGTAGAATGAATGACGAATTCACGAGTAAGATTCGTGCGGCAAAGATTGACCCACGTTTTGAAGAAACTGTGATGCTCAAAGCAGAAAGACTATTTGTTGAAACGGATGAAGGTAAGTTCCTCACGAAAGAAGATTATCTTCCATTTGAAGCATGGTTAGCACAGCAACAGCAAGTGACCGCATTCTGGTGGGGTGAATCACAGGGTGGAGGCTCAAAAGGCTCTGGTGGCTCTTCACGAGTCGATAATCCATTTGCAACAGGTAACATGACAGAGCAAGCAAAACTAATGGCTGAGAACCCTGCATTAGCGCAACAATTAGCTAAAGCGGCTGGTAGTAAATTAGTTTTTTAAATTGCTTGACAGGTTTGTAAATGTATGAAATAATCGCTCATAGTTTATTTTTTATGGCGCGTAAAATCTAAATTCATCTCATAGACTCTCCTCTTGGTTTCTAGCATGAACCTCTCCATCATGCTAGGAATCTCTTAAATGACTTAGATTAGGTTATTTAATAGATTCTTTCATTGTTGTTCATTTGTGTACTCTCCCTCTCTGCTTACCTTCTACCCTAGTTGATTATCTTCTAGGGTATTTTTTTATCCAAACCTCTTGACAATTAAGCATTTTTAGTGTAACTTAGCGGTTACAAACCTGCATGGGTAGGTTGACAGAATATAATAATTTCGCACATGGGTGGAGAAATGAAATACACTAAAAACATTATTCAAAAGGATTATTTACAATGGCAACAGCTACACAACTTTCGGCATTAGTCGTACCTCAGTTATTTACCCAATACACACAACTTGCAACTGAAGCAAAATCAAAATTGATTCAATCAGGTGCAATTGCTCGTTCTTCTTATTTAGACGATTTCTTAGTTGGCGGTGGTAACATCGTTACTATGCCTTTCTACAAAGATTTAACTCGTGTTAACTCTAACGTATCTAGCGATGACGATTCAGTATTATCAACTGCAAAAGCATTCTCAGCAGCGTCTATCGTACAACACAGATTGAGCCGTAACCAATCTTGGACTTCTATTGATTTAGCGGCTGATATTACAGGTGCTGACCCATTAGCAAACATTGTTAACCGTGTGTCTAACTACTGGGCATGGGATTTACAATCGCACGTTGTTGCTACTTTGCAAGGTGTATTCGCTGATAACGCTGCCGCTCCTGCTGGCACAGAACACGTTGCTAATGACATGACTGTTGATGTTAAAGGTGCATCTTTCACTGCTGGTGTGACTAACTTCACTGCTGATGCATTGATTGACACTTTAGCAACTATGGGTGATTCTTTCGGCAACTTAAGCACATTACTCGTTCATTCAATCGTTTATGCTCGTATGCTTAAAAACGACTTGATTGACTTCATTCCAGATTCACAAGGTAAATTGACTATCCCAACATTCATGGGTCTTCAAGTTGTTTATGATGATATGGTTCCTCGTTCTGCTGGTGTATTTGAATCATATGTACTTGGTCAAGGTGCAGTTGAATTAGGTATGGGTACACCTAAAACCCCAACTGAAGTATTCCGTAATCCTTCTGCCGGTAATGGTTCAGGTGTTGAAACATTATACAGCCGTACAGAATGGGTTATCGCGCCTACTGGTACTTCTTATGTTGGTACTGCTACAGGTGGTGGTGCATCAGTTACTACTTTACAAGCGGCTGGTTCATGGCAACGTGCTTACCCAGAACGTAAACAAATTCCTATCGCACGTTTAATTACACGCGAATATTAAGATTGTTTAAATCTAGGTGTGGGGAAACTCACACCTAGTTTCATATTAACGATATAGGAATAAGAAAATGGCTGTTGATTTATTAAGCGTATTAAAGAGCTTAGACCCATTTGATGAAACAGTATGGACTGATGATGGTTTACCTGCGCTTGATGCTGTGAAAGCATTAGCTGGCAACCCAGAGTTAACTCGTGAAGATATCAACAAAGTAGCATTAGGTTTACTTCGCGATAACGTAGCGACATATATTGCTCCACCAAAAGCGTCTAAAAAACAAAAAGAAGTTGTTGAAGAAATCGTACCTCAAGCACCATTAGCTACTGCTGTGACTCCAGCAGATGACCAAGATGCATTGCAAGTTGAACTTCAAGTAGTACATGATGAACTTCAAGTTTTGCTTGCACAAAAACAAGCTATTGAAGCACAGATTCTTGATTTAGATTCACGTCATAAAGCATTAGAGCGTCAAGTTGTTCACAAAAGTGATTCAGAAGAAAATGCATTAGTTATTGCTGAATATGTGGCATCAGCACAACGTGAACGTGATTTAAAAGCTGAAAAAATTAAGCAATTAGAAGAGTCAGGTCTTTCTATGAAAGAGATTCTTGATATTATCAAACCATCTAAACGGAAAAGAAAATGAGTGAAGGATGTTATACCTTTTTCGGGACGGTTGTTGATAACAATGGATTGCTAACACAAACTCGTTCTGATATTACTACTGCAACTGGTAGAAGCAACACGTTGTTTGCACCAGCTCTTTCAACACTTGTGGTTCATATTTCTGGAACAGCGAGCATTACTTTAATTAGTAATCCATTCCGTGATACCGCAAAAGATATTACAATCTCAACTATTTCTGCATCAGGTCGCACTACTATCGCGAGTGCTGATTACATTGCATTAAATGTAACGGCTATCTCAGGTACTGTGACGGCTGTATTAGTTCCTAATGAGGATTAAAAATGGCTAAGTATCTTCCAGACATGAGAGCAGGTGATGATTACAATATTCAATTACGAATATTGGATAATAATAGCAATGTAGTCAATATCACAGGTTACAAATTCTGGTTGACACTGAAATCATCTTTTGAAGACACAGACGCTTTAGCAGTGCTTCAGTTCAGTTCTGTGGCTGGCTATAATGAAAATGACCAACCAACACAGGGTATTTGTTACTTGGCTGTTCCTGCTGCATTAACTAAGCCTATTGTGGCTGGTAGCTATTACTATGACATCCAACAAGAAGTTGGAATAAATGTTACAACAGTTCTACCCCCTGTGGCTGATTATAAAGACAAAATTATCGTTGTTCCTGAAGTGACGAGAGCCGTATGACAGCAATTACCGTTACGACTGAAAATAGTATTATTGAAGTTAGTCAGGTTGTAACAACACTGACTAGTGCTTATCCTGCGGGTCTTCGTGGTGAGAAAGGTGAGGCTGGTGCAATATCAACTATTCTTCCTGACACACTGCCAATTGTTAATAGTTTAACAGCACTGGCATATGACACCATTTCTGGCAAATTAGTTGTGGCTAGTCATGATAATCTCAATATTATTGGCAAAGTAGTTGGTATCACTAAAGGTGCTTCATCGGCTGGCTCATATGTGACGATTATTAGCACAGGTGGTCAATTAGATGGTTTTTCAGGATTAACAGTTGGTGCAAAATACTTTTTATCGACCAATGGTCAATTGACAACCACTGTGCCTACAACAGGATTTATTCAACAAATGGGTGTTGCCATGACCACAACAATGATTGCTGTGAATCTTGGATTACCAATTAGTACACAACAGGAATGATATGACTACTAAATATTTATCAAATCAATCAGGGACAATCACAGAAACAGTTGCGGCAACCGTTGGTGGTGCAATTGATTCTGATAAAATTCCAACACTAGATGTAAATGGGAAACTAACACTAGCAATGATGCCTTCTGGTTTATCAAGTAAAGATGTGCAAAGTATTGCCACATCAGAATCGCTTGCGGCAGGTAACCTTGTGAATATCTGGAACAATGCAGGTGTTTTCAATGTGCGTAATGCTGACGCAACCAGTGTGGCTAAACGCGCACATGGCTATGTATTAGCTGCATTCACACATCCTTCAACAGCAGAAGTTTATTTTGAAGGAACGAATACTTCATTAACAGGTTTAACTGCTGGTGATGTATATCTTGCAACGACTGCGGGTCAATTAACAAACACACCTCCTTCAGGTACTGGTCAAATCATTCAACGTGTTGGTGTTGCGACATCTGCAACATCTATGAATGCTGAATTCTCAGACCCTATTGTATTAGCGTGATATCATGACAGCTCGTTATCCGCTAGTACGAGTTGGTGCTGATATAAGTGAGCTCCCTGCTGGTGATACACTTCTTGGTGTTAATTCTAGTGGGTCGGCTGAACAACTTCGTCAAGTTGTTAAGAATTCAACAGGTGCTGTTTTATTAAAAGGTCAAGCTGTTTATATTAGTGGTGCATCAGGTGATAATGTACAAGTTGCATTAGCTAGAGCAAATACTGAAGCCACCTCAAGCAAAACACTCGGACTAATTGAATCAGATATAGCTATTAATGCCACAGGTTATGTGATAACTGAAGGGGCATTAACAAGCCTTGATACATCACTAGCACTTAATGAAGGTGACCCAATTTGGCTTAGTCCTACAACTGCTGGTGGTCTTTTATACGGATTAAATAACAAACCTGCTGCACCTTATCACATGGTGTATTTGGGTGTTGTGACTAGAAAAAATGCAAATAACGGCTCTGTGTTTGTTAAAGTACAGAACGGATTTGAATTAGACGAATTACATAATGTTGCAATAAATGTTCCCACACACGGTGATGTGTTACAATATGACTCTGTAACATCACTGTGGAAAAATGATACCATTGCAGGTGGTGCTGGAACAACAGTATTAGCGTTTGCTAATTTTAATATAACTGATGGCGAACTTATTGTGGAACATTTATCAACTTTTAATCCATCAATTGTAGATGGTGAATTTATTGTGGAGTACACACCGTTATGACAACAAGTAATTTAGGACGCATTGCTGTTGTATCACAAGGCGATTGGGTTGCAGGAACATATAAAGCTCTTGATATTGTAAGATACAATGGCGCAGCCTATATTGCAAAAGTAGGCACATCAACTGTTCCAACGAATACCAGTTATTGGTCACTCCTTGTGAATGATGGAACTGTAAATTACACATGGATTAAGTATGCTGATGACATAAATGGCACAGGATTAAGTGATTCTCCAACAGGTAAAGTTGCTATTGGTATTGCAGTTAATAAAAGTTCAGCTACTGAATCCAATACCGCATCTGATTATACTTGGTCACTAATTAAGGGTGACGCAGGTACGTCATTATATACTTGGATTAAATATGCTGACGATGCTATTGGAACTGGTTTGAGTAATACCTCAACTGGTAAAAAGTATATTGGTATTGCAGTTAATAAATTAACTACTACAGAATCTACTTCAGCTGGTGATTATGAATGGACTCTTATAGTAGGCGACCCTCTTTATACTTGGATTAAATACGCAGATGATTCTGTCGGAACAGGTTTATCAGATTCTCCTACTGGAAAAAGTTACATTGGTATAGCTGTTAATCAAACTAGTTTAACTGAATCAACTACTGCTGGAGATTATGCTTGGAGTTTGATTAAAGGTGCTGATGGTTCTGGTACTTTAAACTCAATTACAGCAGGCACAGGTCTTTCTGGTGGTACTATAACAACTACTGGAACTATTGCTCTAGCAGATACAACCGTCACCGCTGGAAGTTATACAACAGCTAATATTACTGTAGATGCTCAAGGCAGAATTACTGCTGCTTCTAATGGAGCTGGCGGAAGTGCTGGGACTGTGACTTCTGTAGCTATGACTGTTCCTAGTTTTCTATCCATAACTGGCTCTCCTATAACTTCGAGTGGTACTTTAGCTGTAACTTTATCTGGCACAGCACTTCCAGTTGCTAATGGGGGTACAGGACTTACAGCTTTAGGTACTGGGGTCACTACTTTCTTAGGAACTCCAACAAGTGCTAATTTAAAAGCAGCAGTAACAGACGAAACAGGTTCTGGGGCATTAGTATTTGCGACTTCTCCTACTTTAGTAACTCCAGTCTTAGGAACTCCGTCTAGCGGTACTTTAACTAGCTGTACTGGATTGCCTATTTCTACAGGTGTTAGTGGATTAGCTACAGGTGCTGCTACATTCTTAGCTACACCAACAAGTGCTAACTTAGCAGCTTTAATCACAGATGAAACTGGAACAGGTTTAAATGTATTTGCTACAAATCCAACTTTAACAACTCCAACTGTAACTGGAACTAAGGAAACTAAAATAGCTATGGGAGCTAATGCAATAGATTTAGCTACTGGTAATTATTTTACTAAAACCATCTCAGCTGCTACTACATTTACAGTAAGTAATGTTCCTGTTGCGGGTAATGCAATTAGCTTTATATTAGATTTAACTAATGGTGGAGCAGGTACTATTACTTGGTGGGCGGGTATGAAGTGGGCAGGAGGTACTGCTCCTACTCTAACTACAGCAGGCAGAGATAGTCTTGGTTTCTTTACACATGATGGAGGAACTACTTGGACTGGTTTAGTGCTTGGAAAGGATATTAAATAATGAGTACTAAAGATATTCTTTTTGGGGTTACTAAAGATGTTGGTATTTTACCGCAAGCTAGATGGATTGATGAGATTAAGGCACTTGGCAGTTATGCTGAAGATGTAGGTTCTTCTTTGGTAATGGCTGATAATGGTGATATTATAGTTGCTGGTTGGACAGGACCAGCAAGTGGCTCTAATATGGGTGTAAAAGGTTATGTGTTTAATCTTACTCCTGCTGGGGTGTATAATAACAAACAAATAACTATAAACCAAGTAAACTCAACTAATAGTTATCTATACTTATATAAAATCTGTAAAACTTCTGGCGGTTATATTGTAGTTGGTAAAAATAACGATAGTAATATTGGTTATTTAGCTAAACTTGATACTAGTTTAGGTATCGTATTTCAGAATAGTATTTATTCCTTATATATTAAAAATTGTGCTATAGATTCTTCTGGTAACATTTATATAACAGGTTTAACTGCTACAGCTAATGATATTTTTGTAGGCAAGTTAAGTTCTACAGGTACTCTTACATGGGCAACTGGCTTTACTACAA